AGGGTGGCTCTATGGAATAGAGTCTCTAAGAATGGCAATGAGTATAAGTACGCAAGACTTGATTTACCTCAAGAGCAGAAAAAACCTGAGCCTGTACCTGAGCCTGAGCCTGTACCTGATTTCAATGATGATGATATACCTTTTTAAATCATCCCTAAATGATGAAGACTCTTTTGTGGTTTAAGTCTTAAAAGCGAAACCACATACACAAACAATGAGGGGTAAAAATGACACCATTAGAAGTTTTTGAATACGATGAAGAAAAGTCTTACGACTATAACTATGCACAATGGAAGCTGATGTCAGATGATGAAAGAATCCATTCAGGTCAGAAGCCATACACAGAAGATATGGCAAAACAAATTTTCCACAAAATACATTATCTAAAGTACAGAAAATAATTAACCAGTCTAAAAAAGATAATATTTTATAAACCAAGCAAGAACGGGAGAACCCATGATTAATTACGAAGGATACAAGCAAATACTAGGAAACGTAAAACAGATGATACAAGCAGAACCATTAACAGAAATGGAGAAAGACAGCTTGTTATCAAAGATCAATAACTTTGAAGATGAAATAGACGAGATGATTTCAGGAAGAATTGCAGAACTAGAAATGTATGTAGAGCAACTAGAAAGCAGAGTTGCCAACAGTGAGAACACCAGTATAAGACTGCCATGACTAAGATACGGAGAAAACAAGAGTGGGAAGAAGCTGAGAAGATTAGCCCTTCTTACTATAAGAAAGGAATAGAGGTCACTGATTTTATACTTTCTAATGATCTCGGTTGGTGCGAAGGGAACATCGTTAAATATATTCTTAGACACAAAAAGAAACACAAAGAGAATCCCATACAAGATTTAATGAAAGCAAAGTGGTACTTGGAAAAACTAATTGAAAATTCAAAGACATAATGAGCCGAGAAGAAAAATGTTTGCGTGTTGTTGGAACGGCTCATGTGTGGGTTGGGGGGAATAACCCCCTCAGCTTAATTAGGAGAAGGAAATGAAAGCGTTAGGTTTATTTATATTTTTACTAGGAATGTTTGTATTCACAAGTGGTTGGGTACTTTTAGATTTGGCATCTTTGCCATTAAAGGATGATCTTTATTCATTAGATGTATTGGGATTTTTTAATCATTTATTTTCAGTAGACCCAACTGTTGCAAGTTTTCAGTCTGTTATGTCTTTACTGTTTATTGTTATGGGATGTTTTATTTGTTATAGCGGAAGCATCTTAATCAAGTCTTGAAAGAGGAGGTCTAATAATGGTTGAAGTAGAAGAATCGTGGATGCAAAAGATTAGAGAAATTGCACCTGTCATAGAAAAAACCGAGTATGAAGTGTTTAGATGTGATGCAGAGGTTAAGAAGCTTCATGCGACATTAAAGATGAAAGCCTTAGCAGATGGCATGAAAACGTCTTCTGCTCAAGAAACGTGGGCTGAGTCTCAGCAAGAGCTATATCTAGCAAGACTAAAGGTTGGTGTTGCTAAAGGCTCACTGTCTGCTTTAAAGATTACCTTGAAGTCATTAGAGATTGGATTTGAGGAATGGAGAACTAAGATGGTTAATGCTAGAGAAGAAAGAAAAAGATATGGCGCTTAAAGGTAGAGTGCCAAACCGAGAGGAACTAGACCATATGGGTAGGGTTGCAGAGATTGGTTGCATCGTCTGTAAAAACAAAGGTCTTTATTCACCATCAGAAATACATCACACCGAAGGCAAAACAAAAGAAGGGGCGCACCTAAAAGTGTTGCCCCTTTGTTTTGAGCATCACCGAATGGGTAGTGGAAAAGAACCCATTAGCCGACATCCTTATAAAAAAAGATTTGAAGAAGCCTACGGAACTGAGAAAGAATTATTAAAACAAGTGGATGATATACTGGATAAAAGACAAGATGAGTTTTTTGACAACATACCCTTTTGACCGACTGCTGTGTTGTATTGCTGCCAAAAATTAATATTTACCAGTCTACTATATTTATTGGGCTACAAAGCCGACAGCAGTATTGTTTGGCGTAAACAAACAAATAACACTAACCTTGAGGTAATAGATGAAAACACAAAGCGCAAAAGCAAAAGGTAGAAAACTACAACAATGGTTTACTAAGTTGTTAGTGGATGTTTTAAGTTTGGATGAGGATGACCTAGAAAGTAGACCGATGGGTTCTCAAGGCGAAGATATCATTATGGGTAAGCAATCAAGGGATCGCTTTCCTTATTCAATAGAATGCAAGAACCAAGAGAGAGTCAATGTTTGGCAATCATATGAGCAAGCAAAAACAAACTGCAAGGGATATGAGCCATTGTTGGTTATTAAGAGAAACAGAAGCAAGCCATTAGTGGTAATGGATGCTGAACATTTTGTAAGTTTATTTAAAGGTGAAGATGATGATGCTTGAAGAACAATTAAAAGAACAGCTAGAGGAAAGAAAAAAGAAGTGGTGGGGGTGGCATAAAGAGAATCCTCAAGTGTGGGAAAAGTTTGAGGAATATACACTGGAAGCTATAGCAACAGGTAGGAATCATTATTCACATTGGGCTATAGTAAATCGTATTAGATGGAACAGGGAAATAGAAACGAAGGGTGGTGAGTTTAAGATTAGTAATGACTACATTTGTTTTTATGCCCGACTGTTTCATGCCAAGCATCCTGAACACAATGAGTTTTTTAAATTAAAACCCCTCAAAGAAGAAAAGCTAATCGCTGACTTAGTTGCCCAAAGAGATCATTGGAACGTCAGCTTTCTCCCTCAAAGCGGGAACAATCGCTAATCGTCTATCTCTATCTAACTCTAGTTCCCTAATCATATCTGACTTGGCAGACATAGAGATATCTGTTCTCTGCATGATCCTGTCTCTTTTCTTTCTGTAATTACCCATGTATCTATTGATGGCATTAATCTGAGATTTAACTTGGAAGATTCCTTTATTGTGTTCCCTGTAAGCAGTGAGTTCGTCATACCTTCCTTGATCTTTGAGTTTGTTCAAAGTAATTGTAGCTCTTTCTACTTCTGATCTCAGTTCATAAAACTGTTGCTGTAAACCGCCAGACTTATCCAGATCAATAAATAATCTTTTTAATACTGGTATATCGTTTATGTTTGGAGGGATTACTGGAGTTCCAGTGATGCTTCTTGTAAATACATCTATGATATCCAAGACATATCCGCCAAGCGTTCCTGTGTATCCATTGATGACATGCTCTATTTTGATGGGTGATATGTTGAAAAACTCTCCCATGATCCTAGCCAGTTCATTGGTAGACTTTCTTGATTGATAAGCGGGCAAAGATTTTTGTTGATAGTAAGGAACAATCTCTGAGTTGGTGAAGCTGTTTCTGTTTACCGCTACCTCGAAGATAGGTTTAATTGCTTGTATGCTTATATCACCGCCTAAGAATGGCACTTCAGCAGAAGTTCCTAGCTGTCTTGTAATAGATTTAAGCGGGTCTTTCTCAACACCTCTACCAATGGTTGCATCTATTAGTCTCTCAGGAATGGCTTTAAACAACATGCCAACCTCAAACGGAATAGGAATCTTAATTGGGTAGCCTGTGCCAGTTGGAATAATCCAATTGTCATCTCTGACTTCTCGCTTCACTTCCTTGTATTCATCGGTATCTGATACCAGTAAATAATATAATGCTGTCGCAGCGATCATTGCAGAAGCCCGCAAAGCAAACTTTCTTTGTATTCTATTCTTCACATCATCTAGCGTTTCGCCTTCTTGAAGTCTTTCTGTGGCTGAATATTGTCCTGAAGCAGAACGATACAAGACATCAAGACCTTGAATCCTAGCGTTCATAAATGGTATGGCAGATGTCACAACTCTAAACAATGGTGATAGTCCCCTTCGACCAAAGTTAATGATCTCTAATGCTTGATAGGCAGCTTCAGATTGTGCCTCAGCTTCAGATGAGCCTCTCTTCTTCATGTCATTGTAGACCGCATTGTATACAGCCAAACGAGTTGCACCATCAGACTTAGTGGTCAAAGCACCCAAACCATCCCAAACTTTATAGAAGGCGTTTTCAGCGTTCATCCCATTATCAGGTGATAATCCTTTTTGCCTTCTCGCCCTATCCATTAACTGCTTAACACTTCCCTCATCATTTTGGAAATCGTATCCACCGATTACACCAAACTTTTCTAAGTCTGATATATCGGCAAACATATTTTTAACAGTGTCAACCATTGGGGTAAAGCCATCCCCATATAAAGGTGCGCCTGAAGTTACTGCTGCTGATAGGGTATCCCTAAGCAAGTTGACAACAACAAATCCTGGATCACGAGTAACTGTGTCTCTAAGTATGGCTGAAGGGAAAGCCAAGAAACGAGTAACCGCATCTGTCTTGACCCCACCAATGGCTTGTACTCCATGAAACAATTCAACGTCATCTATTTCCCAATATTGTTTCTGACCATCTTCAAAAGAGAATATAGTGTTTAGGTTTCCTTCTTTCTTTTCTCTAGGGCTAACCCTTCTTGCCTCGCCCATTGTCTCTAAATCTCTTAACAGTTTAGATGTACCATCATTTTTCATAGCACCCGTTAGGATTGACAATGAGTTTCTAGCAATTGCTTCTACAGGATTAACATTAATTTCTCTTTGAGAGCCTTTCATCTCAATGTTTAATGGGTTATTAGGCAATGAGCCACCGCCAATAGTAGGTGCTGTGATTCCTTCATCGTCTACCATTTCTCTGTAGAAAGGATAATAACTGGATTGTTCTCTCCAAAGCTCTGCTTGTTCTGCATTCAACAACCCCTTGTCCTCAGCAAAACTTATTAATTCATTGTTCCATTTTTGATAGTTGTTCCAAGCCTCAACAACACTTTTGTATTTTGTTTCAATAACCCTGATTTGCTCTAAGTCTTTAGGTGTAATAGGTGTTTCAAACTCTCTGCCTTCTTGTTGTAGTTTTTGAACCCGTTTTAACTTGGCATATATACCAAAGACTTCCTCTAGATTAACACTTGGGTTTGCATACAATGGAGCCATGATCTGCATAAGACCACCCGTTCCTTTGTTGCCAGCAATAAATGGATTGTAACGAGTGCTAATTTCTAAGGCTTGCACATTTGTTAAAGCATCTTCGCCTTTTATTGTGCTTTGTGGAGTACCAATCATTAACATAGATTGGAAAACTCCTCTGGCTCTATCGCCCATTCTTAAAGCAGCCATTGTTGATGTAGAAGCAGCATTGTTGGCAAGCCTTACATCTTCATTAGACTCACTGCCAGCTAAGATTTTTTTATCTACTTTATCTAATTTATCTATAAAGTTTTGTCGTGTGTCTTTAAATGCTTTCCTAATGTTTTCTACTGGATTGTTAATGACATCTAAAAGCCTAACTCCGTATGGTTGTGTTGGCTCTGGAGACTTTCCTGTTCTTTTAATAACATCATTAAACTCTGATGGGATAGATGCCCTTGAAAACAAAGGAACATTCTTTGATGGCATTGGTGCTGTAATGTCTTCATTAAACTCTATAGCAGCCTTTAATGCGACATCTGAAGCATTTATATTATAAATAGGTATCTCACCTCTAGG